TGTATGAATCTGCCTGTTTTTGCGTGATTTGACCTTCTGAAACAAGAGCTGCTAAGCTAGCTGTCTTGTTATTCTTCATTTCATAAAGTTCTGCTTGAGAATCCACGACCTTGACCACAGCCGCATTTCCAGTCTCTTTAACAGAATCCTTCTGCTTACTCAAGTTAGGAACAAAAAGCAAGAGGAGAATACTGATAATGAGAAGCACGACTAGCATTTCAATCAAGGACACTAAAATTCTTGATTGAGCATAAAAAAAGACTTGGCAGCATGAGCTACCAAGCGACATGAAAAACAAAAACATTCAGCGCGTAATCGCCTAAAGTACATCTATAGTGTACCTTTATTTAGGTTAAATGTCTAATGCAAAACAAAGAACACAAAAAAAGCCCGACTTAAAGTCGAGCAGTTCGAGAAATTATCGAAATGATACCAAGTATTCCACTGACTATAGTATCACCTATCCATGAAAATCACAAATATAAAAAAGAGCTACGAGGAAACTTGTAGCTCTTTGCCTATGATGGACCTTTATTATACCAAATAAAAAAAGCCCCAGCAAACGCCAGGGCTTCGACCACTACCACCATGATGTCCGAACTGTGGTCTGTCGGGAGGTGATATACTCCTTTTTATTTTTATAGTTTGCGTGGTCTTGATTAATTATCCGTAGTAGTTAACGAGGTCGTCCTTATCCCAACATGAGAGCCAAACTGTGCCAAATTGTCCAAATTCGAAATGTCGGTAATAATAGCCGCCATAGTAGCCACCGTCTTGCATGTCAGTGATATTAGATTCATCTCCTGCAAAACTAAAGAACATGCCCGCTTTGAAGTCTTGATCAGCACCGTCTGGCAAGTCATTGCCGTCTGCATCTACCCAGTTAACCATTGAAACTGGAATGCCGTTTTCAGTCCAGTCAAATCCAACGGGTGCCAAATAGTCACATTTAATTTGCCAAATACCATTGACATATTTGACCTCATTGGCTTCATAGTATGCCTTTGATTGTGGCACGACTGCTGTATTGGCTTGGTTGTTGGTCTGAGGTGCAGTGTCAGCATATCGCCAAACCTCGATATAAGCTGGCTGATTCCACCCATAATAGTCATCCCATGGATAAGTGTTGATAGCTTGCCCAACAGCTCCTTGCGTTGAAAAATCGCAACTAATGAAGTATGTATCATCAAGCATGACACCGACGTGCCCACCAGCTCCACCAGAACTAGACATGTCCGCACCCCATGACATCAAAACGATGTCGCCCGGCAGTGCGTCCCATGACTCATTACGGCAAACACGATAGAAACCGTTGTTTGAAAGTTGCTGACCAAGAGTTACGGTTGATGGTAGCCCTTGAATACCGATGCCAGCTTCTTTCAAGGCTTGAGATACTGACCCAGAACAGTCAGCAGTCCCGTCTGTACCATTACGGCTACCGAGCATGGAATAAGTCAATAGCCCTCGATGGTTAACAAACCAGTTAATTACAGATTGTTGTACGCTCATAGCGTCCTCCTTAAATTATTTTTGAATAGATTGTTTAATTTCCGAGATAGTTCTCTCCAACTCTTCGACCTTCTGTTTTAAAGTGTCAATTTCACTTGTAGGTAATTGTGATTTTGTTACAATTGGGTCTTCCGCAAATTTATTTTGCTCCATAACCTGTTGGAAAAAGTTGTTGTATGTTGGAAATAGTCCATACGCTTGGCTGATGCTCAACGATGAAGATTGTTTATCTTTAATTTCCTTGATGTCCTCACCAACCGCTTGAGCAAATTCTGTGAACTTACTCATAACAATCACGCTTTCGCAGTATTATATACGCTCACAAGGTCTTCTTGCTCAATGGTATCAATACGAGTGCCTAACTCGGTCATTTTCACAATGATACCGCTGTCAGTATTGCCACTCGCTGCACTGATTTTATCAGCGATTTCTTTGAGCGTGTCAAGTTCTTCAGGAGCGCCACCAATAAGGTCAGTTTTAGCTTGTGCAATTGCGGTGTTAAGTTGGTCTTGAGTGATGCCGTTAGCGGTCACTTCACCTTTATCAGCCTTACCTGCTAAGGTTGTTTTGATTTCTTTGATATCTGCTCCTACTGCTTGGGCAAAATCATGTAATTTACTCATTTATGTTTTCCTTTCAGATTTTAGCTAGATTGTAGATGTTAACGAGGTCTTCCGTGGTTTCACTGCCACCGGCAATGTACCCAGAATCTCGCAATTCATCCGCTAGTAGTTTTAATTTAGGGTCTTTTTTCGATGGAATCGCACCGTCAATATTTAGCGAGCTCTTAACTTTCACCTTGAAATTGTTAGACGGGAAAATATGCCCGTTTAGTTTAATTTCAAGATAGTAAGTGCCCGGCTCTACCACATCCCCCATGACAAACGAAAAATGTCCGTTTTCAACGGTAACATCTTGATACAATGCCACGGTTTCATCGTTTGACAGTGTGAGCTTGCCAGTGCCAGATAGCTCCATGCGTCTTCCATCAGCCCCTAAGATTTCAAAACCAAATAGGGAAGTAACATCCCCACTCTTGAGAATGTCCCCCCCTTCAATTTGGTTGATAGAGGTCATGAGTCTAGACATAAGCTAGTCCTCACGAGGGCTGTGGTAATTCAATGCTCGTTCGCTATCAGCTACACCCTTAGTGGTTGGATCAGTAACGATACCCAAAATGACCAAGATAACAACGAGAGTATTGACTCCCTCTTGGATGTTGCTAGGGATTGTAAGTCCAAACTGTTGCAACATGAGAAATACTGCTGAGATAAGAGCTACAAGAGTAGCTTTGTTTTGCAAACGTAGTTTAAAATTAATCATTTTCTGTTTTCTCCTTTTCTTCTTCAATCGAAGTTAAATTAAATTTGTCTTTGTCGATATTTTTTTTTATGTACTTATCAAAGTACGGAATTTCCACTCCTAGAGCCGATAAGCTAGCTAGAATACTAGAGCCATAAGCTGCAATCATAGCCATGATAAAGGCATCTAACATCCCGCCTAAATTCATGAAATTAGCGAACGGATAGAAGATGGCTACAAAGATAATCATAGCAGTATGACTGACAAGCCCTTTTCTGAATTTAGAGCTTGAAAACTCATGATAAGCCCACGCCCTGGATACTCCCACCACGATATCACTAGCAATGATAATCATTAGTAGGAACACCCATAAATGGTCATCTATCCCATGCTCGTAGAAGTTCCGTACAACATCCAAAATCCCCCAAATTCCATCTGGCTTGTTCAATATTCCCCCTTCTACTCAAATTTCAAACCACGGAAGGATGATGGTTGATTTGGCGTGTTTTTAACCGAAATCTTGTAGAGACCAACATCCAACCGTGCGCCATCATCCAAGTTAGCACCGTTGCTACTTACAGACACGTTCTCCCCGAAGTATTTAACTACAACTGGTTTATTAACATAAACCAAAACTTCAAACATGACCTTTTGAGCCCCGTTAAAGTGGCCTTCTAAGTCAAACCCATCTACTTTTGAAGGTAAGAATTTAACCTCTTTTTCAACATCAGATAAATAATCCGAATAATTCAAGTCTGAGACAACACGATTATTCTGATAGCCAATCTTATCACCAGTGCTGACATTCTCAACACGATAAATCAATTGACTCGCTAGAAATTCTGCCGATTTTCGATGACCTAAATCGCCAAAATGACACATATCAGGAATAAGATCCTTAACGCTATACTCTGAGTCATTCAGAATATTTCTAGTCCCGGCATTGTAGTCAATGAATGGAATACCTAGTTCTTTCGCCAAATCTTTTTTGATATTGTCAGCGATACTGTTAATCTTTGAGCCAAAACGGTTATAGTTTTCAAATTGGGCTTGTGTCGACATTAGAATTGGTTTAATTCCTTTTGATTTCAAACGTTTAACAATGTCGATGTGGTTCTCTTCGAAAGGTTGAATGTTGGCCTTCTGGTAAACACTGTCATTAATTCCCATTGAGATAATAGCATAGTCGATTTTTTCGGTGATTGGAGCTAAGACAGCATCCAAGTTATCTTTTAACCAAGCAATTGTTTTTCCAGAGAAGCCCCGATTATAGAATTTGTGGTTGAAGCCATACCCTTTTTGGTCATTGACGATGCCGTTTAAAATCTCGGTATAAGTCTTTGGTTTTGGTGTCAAACTTTCAAGAACATTTCCTGAATAACCAGATGTTCTGTACCCATCCGTCGTTGAGTCACCTAGCATTACGATAACTGTCTGCTTGGTTTGTAAGTCAACTTTCAACCGTTCAAGTGTGATGTCTTGTTTGCGTTGAGTTTCTTGGTTGACAAGAAAAATATTGCTATTGCTAGAAATATGCCTGATTTCATTTTGGTATATTTCAGCCACTTTGATTAGTGAAGCTGCTTTAGAAATATCTTTCCTCTTGTGACTGTCGTAACTATCCATGTCCGCTACTTGAAACTTTTTGCTTTCTCTATCAAAGAGTAACAATTTCCCAGAGTAGTTCGGTAAGGTAATTTCAAAATCTTCAATGCCGTTAATGTAATAATTTTGAAAAGAGACAATGATGTCGCCTTTTCTTTGACCTCTGACAGTATTTGTTTTGGCGTCAAATGTGATTTCCCCTTGGATAACTGTCCCCCAGTCGGCATTCACGTAGTCTAAGCGTTCACCGACTTTGAGCCCCACCGTCTTAACAAATGGAGAGGATTGTGGGTGAACCAATGCTCCATTAAATAGGATTGCTAAGATGGTTTCACGATTACCAATGTTTTGAATGTCGTTTAATGTTTTGACATATAACGAGTTCGTCTCGTCGTTGTAAATAACGTACTGCGACAAACCCGTTTTTGGCAGCGGAGCTGTTAAGGTATCTCTGGCGTTGGCTTTACGTTTTCCGACTTGGAACCAACTACCGCTGCTTAATTCCACTTGAGAATTGGCGACATCAATCAATAGGCGACCTGCAATCATCAACCCAAACCCCATGCGTTCATCAAGTTTGGTGTCCGTAACTGCTCCATCAACGATGTTAGATGTTGAAACAGCGTTGTTTCCAACCACTGCCACCTTGCCACCTGAGATTTGCTCTCTTGCATCTTGCGCAAGGTTTGCCCACTTGATTTGACCACTACCGTTCTTGTCTACCTTGTTGTCGTCATTCCGCTCCCCTAATTCTTGACTTGACTTGGCGGTTGTTTGGATGTCTTGAAGGCGTTGGTTTAGGGTTTCATATTCCCCACGAGCTTTTGCAACTTCCAAATTAGCGTTACCGTTAGAAGTGCCGTCAGTATAAGTTGTTTCGATAGCTTTAGCAATGGCTTCTCGAACGTCCGCCCCCCTCGTCTTCTTACGGATAGCCCTAGTCAAAACGTCAATGCTTTTAGTGTTTTCTAAAGGTGTCACATCATCGTATAGATTTAAGCGCCCTTCTGCTTCATTCTGTGGCATTTGTTCCTCCTTCTTTTAATTCGTTTTGTAATCGTGTAATTTCGGCTTCTACATCCCTAATCGTCCTAGTGCGTTCTTGCTCGTCCATGTTGTATGATGCAAGTTGATTATCGTAGTTAGCTTTGGCTGCTAGATAATCAGCAAACGCCTTGTCATACGCTGATAATTCTTCTTGCGTTGCATCTACCTTTGGTTGGTTAGGTGCTATCGGTGCTATCGGTGCAGTACTAGGCTTATTCTTAAGTGCTGTAAGTTGACTTTGCAGAGCCTTCAAGCGCTTAGTTTTTTCGGCAACAGAAGCATTCTGTTTGACACGTTCGATAGAATTTTCCGATTCTTGCAACTGCAACTGGTACGCTGCAAGTGATTGAGATTGCGAGCCGATAGTCAGCTCAACCGACTGTGGGTTAAGTATATCAATTTTCTTTTCCAAAATTTGCAAAGTTTCAATCCCAGAGAGAGGTGCGTTGATAATCGGGTGCTTGTTCCCGATTTCAAATTTATCGTAACGGTCATCAATCAAATAGCGTTCAACGGCTGAAATCGTCCATTTTGCAAGTGCAATCTTTTGGTTGCGTAGATACTGCTTGCCACGAGCCAATAGGACACTAGGGTTGTCGATTTCCGTCCAGATTACTGGCTTACGGATAACACCAAACTCTTTGATTAGTTCCTTATCCTCAAGGAACACGCTATGATTGTTGACATTCCAAATTGTGATTTGCTCCCTTGTAACATCTGGGCTTTGGTCTTCGTCTGGATGGTCTTTCTGAATATCCGCCCCTACTGGCATAATTTGAGTAGCCAGCCCATCGAAATCAAGCAACCGACTGGCTGATTTGATATTTTTGCCAATCTGGATTGGTGATTTCTTGGTAACTCCAATGTCTTTTGTCCAGTCTAGGTGCAGCACAGTGTTTAACTCGTAAACCCTTAAATATCCACCGATATTGTTGATAATTCGCTCTCGTACACAATCCCATGTGGACTCGTAACCAATATAGCGAAACGGTTTATCCGTTCTACTGTTGACGGTTACTTTTCTTAAAGAATATCGCTTGTAATCTTCAACTTGACCATTTGCGACATTTAACATTTCTAACAAATACTGCCCTGCCCCACGGTTCGGCAGTTTCTGGAACCATTGAGCTGAGTCGTGGAGGAACGATAGGAAGTCTTCGCACGTCACCTTCTGAGCAAAACCATCCGTTGTCATTTCGTTAGTCGTGGTCAGCACCCGTCCAACAAACTCAATCGTTCCATCGTAGAGGTTGACTACTTCGATAATAGACTTGAACGGAACCATCTTGTTATACAACGGATGGGTGAACGGGATAGCAAATGTAAACTCATTAATGGTATTGAGTGCTTGAGTGATTTCACCAGCGATGATTTTCCCACCTTTTGAGCTATAAGGGTTGTGAATTGTCTTCCGTGCTATGGTATTCCGGAGGAGTTTATCTCCACGCCTATCATGTACATTAGGCCACCAATAAACAGCGTATCCACCCCTTTTCCTCGTCGTTTTTGGTGGGTCTGGAATGGTGATTTTCTCACCGCCAAGACCCTCTAAACTGCCATCTTGGCGAGAGAGATAGACGTGGGTAAAATATTCACCTCTATCATAGTCATGGTCGGAGATATTGACAGTACAGAACCATTCATCACCCCACCTTACACCTTGATACCAGATTATGTCGTCTTGGTCTGCCACTTTGCCAAACTGTTCCGAGTATTTTTCTTTTATGCTCCAAGTCGGGAATCTAACGCTTTTCAAGCCTCCATCAATGCTTGCGCCAGTCACCTTGACACAGTAGCCAGTATGACTAACATTGTATACTTCAATTTTACCTGATACCGTCATGCCATTACCTCGTTGTTGAAATGCATAGCGATTGTTCCGTTTCCTTTCGCCTTAAAATAGTTGATACCTTGATACAAAGTCAATGCAAACTCCCTATTCTCTCCACGCTTTAAGTTGTAAATCGTACCATCTTCATCGGTAAGTGTAACATCTTCATCACAATAGATCACTGGGTTGATAGATGTATCACCAGAATTTACGAAATAGATTGTTTTTTCTGTTCTTGTGTAGCCCAACTGCCACTTGGTCCATGTTGAATCATCATTTTCAAAATCAAATGTGTCCCACACATCATCGAAGTATTCGTTCTCATGGAATGCGAACGGATAGCATTTGAACACGATAGTAGCAACCAGATTCTTTCTGATTGGGTCGTCCGCAACTTTAACGCTCTTAATCTTGCCCATCCAATAATAACGCCTATCGTGAGTATCGAATAGTTTTCTTTCCGTTTTAGTCACCATTTGAGATTTAATTCTACGTTCTGCGACCTTTCGCCCTTCATATTCCGTGAATGGTAGCTTAAATTCATAAGTAATTTCACGAGGCTCAAAGACACGCTCCCCTAAAACGCTAGAAAAGTCAAGCACCCCCTGCATAAAGGGTATTGACTCAACGATTTCTTTCTCGCTCGGTGTTGGTGCTTCACGTTTCTGCAAGTACCACCCAGAGTCCCGACTGTTAAAATCGCCGAACGTGATATATTCTTTAATTTTAGTAATCATAATCTGTGTCGTCCTTTCAAAGTTTTAATCGTATCGATAGCACTGTTGAAATTGTTAACTGTGCCACCAACTAGAGCACCAGTGTCTAACACCATGTTTTGACCTTGTGCCACTTGGTCTTTAAGCTCTCCAAGAGCGTCAATCACATCGCTAAGCAAGCCTGCTGAATGTGCAGCATACGCTTCTTGACGTGCTGAAATCGCAGCGTCTGGGGTTTTATCTCGCAAGACTTCCATCTTGAGCTGACTAGCCATGTTTGAAGTGGCACCCGTAAGCATTGCGTTAGCTCGAACGTTGAATCCGTTGACTTGGTCACGGATAAAATCAAGGCTATTAGCTACCTCTGGGGCTGATTCGTCGATTCCTCGAGCAATACCAAGACCAATATACCAACCAACTTGGTCACGGAATAAGTGAGAAGGTGAATGGATTTTGGCTTTAGCTTGCGCTGCTCGTTCTGCTTGTGCTACAAGGGCGTTAGCTGCTGCTGTAACTGCTCCAAGAGCTGACATCAGACCAGCGGCAAGACCTTGACCCATGTAAGCCCCTGCTGAGAAGAAAGCACCATAACCCGCTCTAGCTGCGGCTGCCGCTTGGTTAACTGCTGCTTGCGTAACTGCAACTAATTGCTGTCCGCTTGCTTGCATAGCTGCTACCATTTGAGCACCACCGGCACGAATAGCCGCAACCACTTGATTCATGCCGTTTCGGACTGCTGAAACAATCTGATTCATGAAGGCTTGTGTGCTAGCAACCATTTGTGTACCGCTAGAACGTAGAGCCGCAGTCATTTGCATAGCTCCAGACGTTACCGCTTGAACTGCTGACATCATGCCTGCACTAACTGCCATGCCTAGAGACATCATTGTAGCTTGTAAGGTCATGGCTGCCGCTCCCACGGTAGCAAATACGCTAGCAAGCATCATAACTTGAGCACTTACCATAGCAAGCCCTGCTCCTGCCATTTGGGCTGAGCTAGCAAGCATAGCAAGCTGACTAGCTACCATAGTAGCCATCATGGAAACCATGCTGAAACCAGTCTGAGCAGTCATTAGCTGAGCACCAAACATAGTCACCGCTGAACCTGCCATCATGAGTTGTGAAGTCATTTGCATCAAGCTAGTAGCAAACATCATGAATTGACTGTTTAGCATCATGAGTGATGTACCAATCATTGTGAATTGCGTACCAATAAGCGTTAGGCTAGTCCCTAGCATAGTTGAGCTAGTAGCCATCATGGTCATGCTCGTAGTGATCATAGTCAACTGAGTAGCTAACATCGTTAAGCTAGTAGTCAACATAGTCATGCTTGAACTAATAGATGTCATGCTAGCAGTAAGCGTCATTGAAACTGTACTGAACTGAGTTAATCCAGTAGCAGCAACCATCAAGGCTGGTGCTAGTGTCATGATTTGTGTTCTAAACGCTGTGATAGGGGCTACAATAGCCGTTAAGCCAGCTAGTGATTGACTAGCTTGATTTGAGAACGTACTAAACGCAGTACCAGCGGTAGTGAGTAGTGATTGTAGGTTTGTGAATGACGATTGAATGCTTGTAATCGTGCTAGAGAATGATGTCAATCCAGATACAGCGCTAGATGCTGAACTAGACACCTTACTCATACCGTTTCCAAGTTGCGTCATACCAGTTCCGGCTTGAGCCAAACCAGCTGAATTGTTACCAATCGAACCGGCACCCTTAGCGACTGCTGCAAGGGATGCAGCCATGTCTCCTAAATTGGTATTGGTAATCTTAACGACACCATTTGCCAATTGATTGAATCCAGACCCGGCTTTTTGAGCAGCGGTACCGATTGAGTTGAACACATTAGCCAAGCTATTCAACACGCTACTAATAGCACTGCCCACTGAGGTGATTACGCTTGAAATACCTTCAAACGCTGACTTAATACCGTTTCCGATACCCTCTGCCGCTGTACTGATTGACGTTCCGACTGATTGCACTACGCTAGCAATGCCTTGCAAGGCTGCACCAATAGCGGAACCGACAGAACTAATAATACTTGCCACACCACTTAGGGCTGTACTGATAGCCGTACCGATACCCATTGCAGCCGTAGCGATTGCCATTCCTGCTGCTGACACAACCGATGCAATACCACTAAAAGCAGCACTAATCACACCACCAATTGCCGTAATGATAGGCACAATTTGTGTTATTGCTGTAACAATCGCTGAAATGATTTGGCTGATGATAGGCGCAAGAGTTTGCACGACTGTAACAATGGCAGAGATTACTTGACTAATGACTGGTGCCATCGTTTGAACGACTGTCACAATGCCTTGAATCAAGGTCATAATGACTGGTGCCGTTGCTTGGATAGCTTGGACAATCACTTGTAAGACCATTGCAATCTGTGGTCCGAACTGCCCGATTACTTGAGCAACTTGAACGATACAGTTTGAGATAACTGGTGCGATTGCCACAATAGCGTTAGCGATGATTTGCGCTACTGCCGTGATAGTATTACCGATAATTTGGACAATCGGAGTAATTGCTGTGACTATTTGGCTAATCGCTGAGCCTATAGCAGAAACTAGTCCGCTGAATGCACTAATAATAGCTGGAAGCGTTCCTAAAATAGAAGTCCAAGCGTTCCCGAATGCCGTAATTGCTGGAGCGGCTTGACCAATAGCAGTACCTACCGCAACTACTAGTGGCGCTAATTGAGCTAGACCAGGAGCGGCTTGTCCTACTGCTGTAATTACGGTAGCGAATGCAGTCCCGAACGCTTCAACGATAGTTCCTGCTGCCTTACCAATCGATTCGACAACGGTCCCAAACGCTGAGCCAATAGCCCCGATAATTTGAGAAACACCACTAGCTTGGCTAGCTAATAGTGAGAACGAAGCTACAATCAATGCAATCCCTGCGCCGATTCCGACTGCGGCAACGGCTACTGCTGCACCAAAGGATAGAAGCGTAGCAGGGTTAAGCCCTTTAAGGCCTTGCAAGACATATTTCATACCTTGGCCGAAACCTTTGTAAGTTTCAGCTATACCCTTGAATATAGCTGTCAAGATTCCTTTAATCGCATTACCAGACGATTTGATTACATTGGATATTCCGCTGAATAGCTGAGTAATCGTTGATTTTGAACGTCTAGTGCTATTAGCCGCTTCATCCATTCCTGCCGCTGCGTCAGACCCAAACTTCTTGAATGGGTTAAGACTCTTGATGAAGTCAAGCCCTCGTAATGCAGCACTAACTGCTGAAATACCAGCCTTTGCGGTCATGAACCCTGCTACCATTGCCAGAATACCGCTAGTGATACCGTTTAAGATTCCCGGTGGGATTGCACTGATAAACCTAGATATTGCGGAAATGACTTGAGATATCCAGCTCACTAGCGTTCCAAGGGCTGAGCCAATACCTGCAATGATTGACTGCATTTGTGAGCTACCTAATACCTCACCGAATGACGAACCGATAGTTTTAAGAGCGTTCCAAGTATCTTGCACTGCTGCTTTAAACGCTTGAAACGCTCCAGTGTCAGCAAATGAGCTAATGAAACTTCTGACGGATGTTGTGGCAATGTTTAGAGCTTGTGAGATGCCGTTAGCAATGTCCCCAAAGACTGAGCCAATACCTTGCATGATCTTGCTACCATCAATCTTGCTAAATAACTGCTTGATAGAGCTTGCGATATAGGTAAACGTTGCACCCAAATTTTTTAAAGCTCCAGTGTTGGTAAAACCTTTCCACAAGGACTGCAACCCGTTGCCAATCTTGTCAGCAATGCCGTTGATGTCAATTCTTTCGAGCGCATCGGTAAGACCGACAACTGCCTTGATACCGATTTGATTGAGTTTCTCAAACTGTGGCATTAGCTTGTTAGCAAGAGATTCTTTCATCCCGTCGATAGCTTGGTCAACGGTCTTGAACTCTGTGGCCATCTTACTGAAAGTGTCGTTAGTACCGACCTTAGCGATAGCGTCAAAGAAGTCCTCGGTCTTAATCTTGCCATCTTGCACGGCTTGCACCATTTCAGCGGTACTCATGCCCATTTCTTTCGCAATCGCTGCAATACCGGCAGGGGTTTGCTCTAGCATAAGTTTGAAGTCTTGCCATTGAACCTTGGGCTTAGCTGCCATTTGGGTCGCTTGTTGGCTCAAGGTCTTCATGGCTTGTTGTGGGTTTTCTGCTGCCGCTGCAAGACCACCAAACCCTTTAACAAGCTCGGTTGTATTCTTTGTTCCTACGGCTGCTAATTGTGAGTAGGTAGAAGCCATGTCAGACGCTGAATAGATGGTCTTAGTGGCAAAGTCCTGCAACTCGCCCTTGACTTGCTGAATCTGCTCGGTAGGCATGTTAATCTGTTGCATGTTACCTTCAAAGGTCTTCCATGCTTTAGTTGAACTGTTAAGCTCACCGACCATGGATTTCATACCGTCACCAAGGGCACTAATGCCGCCCATGATAGCACCACCGATTAAGTTAGCACCTAATACAGACTTAAAGACAGACCCAACCTTGCCGGCTGAACCTTTCAAGCCTTCCAAAGCCCCTTTGATACGTTTAGCCCCACTTTCAGCGTCCTTTCCGTCAAACAACGCTTTGATGGTGACTGTACCATCTGCCATAGATTATCCCTCCTTTCTAAAATTCTTCTTCGTATTCTTCATCTTCGACAATGTCGTTAGGGAGAGCATAATCTTTTTGAAGCCTACGCATTTCTTCTTTGTATTCAGCTGAGTCGCCCTTTTGCGGCTTCCATTTACGAATTTTGACAACTTCCATGAATTTCGTACCCTCTGGAAGTCCAGAAAGTAGAGCATTAAACTTTTTCCAGTGAAGCTTACCTTGAACATCGAATAGATCAATGCCGTAGGCTTGCAAGAATGAAGCATAGATATAGTCACCGTCATAACGAATGTCATAAGGTGCTTTCTCTTTTGGCTCATCGCTTGCAGTGGTCTTCATGGGATTTCCTGCAAGGTCATACTCAACATGATTGTCCTCGACCTCTGACAAGCTGATATGTTCCTCGAAAACCTCGTTAAATATCTCTGCCATTTCCTCGACGGTGAAATCTTCCAATGTCTCACCAGTCAAGATACGGATGCCAAAATGTGGTTTAACAAACTCTGGAACATCTTCGTCCCTCCACATTTCAAAGAGCTTTAGGACATTGTTAAACGAAAGGTCTAGGGCGTACTCTTTATCATCAATAACTAACTTGTCGGTCAGTTTTCGTGATAGGTCGAGCATGATTACTCAGCCAAGTATTTATCGAAGGCTGCCTTTGAGTTTTGGCTCTCAAATTCAGAACGAATGCCGGTAATAGTTTCAATCAGATAGAACATGGCGATATTTGTTGATTCACCCGAAAACGCATAGACAAGATTAAATGCTTCTTTATCGTCAAAGATTTGTGTAAAACCTTCTTTCACAAACTCCGTTGCCGCATCAATGGCAGCCTTATTGTCTGTGCCTTGGATTGCTAGGCTCCTAGCTTCCAATTCTTTCCCGACTTCTTCCATGCGTTTAATATTGCTATCTGACATTGGGAAATTAAGCTGGAACTCACCGAAATCGACTGGGATGACATTGCTACGTTTTTTAATTACTACCATGTTTATTTACTCCTTTAATACGAAAAAAAGAGGGTAAGGGCTAAACCCCACCCTCTTAGTTGTCTTATCTTTGTTTTATTTAATTAGTGATTACCCACCGATTCCCGGTGTACCAGTTTCTGATGAAGCACCAGAACGACTAGGATCTGGTGACGCTGTACGTCCAGAAGTTTCAGAACCAGTGCCAGCGGCTGCTACTGCTGCGGCTGCTACTGGTGTGCCACTGATGTCATGTTTCTGTGGTGTACGAGACCAGTTAACTTGGAATTTGATTGATTCAAGTTCAGACGCTTCACCGTCACCAATTTCGATTTCAGACAAACGTGCAGGGCCTTCCTTGTAGTATTTGCCTGTTGGTACTACTTCCTTGTACCAAATGATAAGATCATCAGCTACTGCGTCTTCTTTTTCTGCGACAAAGTTTTGAGCTTTATCGTCGTAATCACGGTGTCCCTCAAACGAACGACCGCGAGATTTTGAAGTAATGATTTTTTCTTTAGTACCATCACCATCGAAATAAGCAATGTCATCATCTTCTGCGTCGTTTTCTGGTGCAGATTCTTTGATACCTTTGGCAATCCAAAGATACTTATCTTCGGTTGGTGGTGTGTCTGGATGTTCTGGGTCGTAAGGTGCGATGTAGTGTTTGCGAATCGCATTTTTAAATTTAGCCATTTAGTTAAGGCTCCTTTCTACTTCAAGTCTTGCCTTCAAATCAAGCAAGTAAATGTAAAAGCCCTGCTCGTCGGCATCGTTTAAGCTCGGTGTCTCGACGGTCAAGGCTAGGAATGTATATGAATTGTTTTTACTTGGAAGCTCAAAGCCAATTTTTGAAAGCTCGGTGTTTATCTTCCACAGAATAGCGTTAAGCTTTTGTTGGACCTTTGATTTAATAGCTATCTCATACGGTAGCGATAGAATCTGAGTGCCAGCCATGTCTTCGTCTTCCACTTTGCCACCCGGCAATGGATAGACTGAAAGGCTTTCGTTCTCCGAAAGATAATCAAGTTTGCATTTCAACGGCAGTCCAAGCGTATTGATGAAGTTTGCTAGAACTTCTGAAAAATCGTTGTCGTTCATTAATTAACCCCCATAGCTCGAAGTGCAACTTTACCCCACTCTTTAGAGTGTTTAGCAGACGCTTTCTTGTCCCAACGTTTGCCAGTCCCCGGTGTGGTGTATTTGCTGAAAGTAAAGCTTCTATTTTTGTTGTAACTAGACCCATAGAATTGAGCCCTTGCATAAGGTCCCGGATATCTAATACCATCGCTAAAAGGCGAACCGCTAGCGCTCAAGGTTCCATCTCTACGAGGGATGAATGGCTGCATGTCTGTAATCATTTGCCCAATCATGGCAATCTTTCCACGCTTGACTGCTTCGGGGCTGCATTTCTTTTCAAGCCCTTGCAAGTCAACTTTAACGGTTACATTAGCACCCATCAGATCACCTCGATTTCATAACAAAACACTTTGTCTTGCCTTGGATAGTAAACTGGAATGACGGAACGAATCTTATAATCTCGTTTGCCGTCGTTAATCAAGCCATTTTCAAAGCTTTCATCAAGCACCACTGGGCAATGTTTCGGATAGACAAATAAAACACTGGGTTTTGATTCGCTACGATTGTTAGTTGACCCGCTAACGTTGAACTGCCTATCAAATCTAACAGGTTTAAGGGTTGTGGGCTCATCATATGTTACTTTTCCCCAGACATCCGTCTCACCCGTAAGCTTTTTGATTGTGACAGTGTCAACTAACATGCGTTTATCAATAACGGTCATAACATACCCCCTTATAGCCATATCCCGCCCCTTTTAGAGCGTTCAAAGCGTCAAGAGATAGATTATACCGGCTGCCCTCAGTGGAAGCTTTAGACGTGCTCTTGTAGCTGATTGATGTCCGCCCAAGAGACACACTAGAGATTGATTGTTTTTCATCAGCGGTCATGATGCCGCTACTATCCAAGTAAGCAATTTGAAAAGCCGTTGCTAATTTAACGGCCTTCTTTCGATATTCCAGCTCTTTTTCAAAATCAACAAAGTCATAGAGGTTTCTAATAAACATATTGATAGCTAATTCTGCCCTAGCTCGTAGCTTCTCAAAGTTTTCGACCTCATCAAAACCAAGTTTTTCAAACTCGTTTTCAGTTAGATAAGCGATTTTAACCACCTCCATAATAAAAAGGCGGTGTATTATCCGCCTTCTAGTTTATTCCTCGATTTCGTAACCGAGATTAAGAAATGCTGAAACAGCAACATCATTGGTAGCTGTAAAGCTAACGCCATCTTTGGTCAAGACAACGCCGTTAACTGTTGTTTCTTCTTTCTTCTTAGCTACTGCCATAGTTACCCCCTATTAGGCTGATTTGTGAACGTAGATAGCTTTCTTCTTGTTTTCCAAAACGAAAGCATCGTAACGGATACGTCCTTCAACAAGTTTTCCGTTGATTCCTGGTGGGTTATCGTGAATCTTGTAGTCTTCAAGTTTAACTGGTGATGTAGTCGCTACTGGGTGAGCAATGATGAACTCAACACCTTGTGGAAGGCGCCCTGGAGTAAGAACAACTGGCATGCCGTCAATCATACCAACTTGACCATTGATTGTGATTTTTTGTCCAAGATCAGACTGTTTAACAAATGCTGGGTCAAGTTTGATAAGTTTGTAGAACTTAGATGAAACATGAAGCACGCGCCCAGCAGTTGGAACAAATGCTTCTGTAAGTTTAATTTGACCATCAAGCACTGCTTCATAAGCGTTGTCTTTAGTGACTGCGGCAGTAACGATGTTACCTGCGTCAGCACCGCCTGCAATAGTTGCGAATCGGTAAGTGTCGATTTCTGGAATAACAACTTCTGAAAGCTGACGAGCAAGAGCTTTACCAGCTTCCATAACACCGTTAGTGTCTTGTTCAGATTTCTTGTCGATTGTGAATGTGAAAGAGCGGTCTTTCTTCAATACCATTGTTTGAACAGTATTACCGAGTTCATCCGCTGTACCATAACGATTGACACCGCTTGTTGTGTAGTCGTTCATTTGTGAAGTTGGAACAGAATACACTTTAACTGTGTCAACACCAGTAAAGTCGAAATCTTGGTTAATGATACCAGTTGAAAGAGCTTCTTTTGTGAAGCGTTCATCAACTTTGTTGTCAAATTTCTGTGCGTAGTTAACAACCATGTTTTAAATACCTCTTTTCTTTTTATACGCTGTCAAAACCTTCAAATAGGGCTTTATCTTCTGCGCTAATATCCTGCCCAGCGTCCGCTGCCGGATTGCCTGGAACAGTGATATTTGGGTTTTGCGGCTCGCTTTGAACTTGAAAGAGGTAAGGGCTTGTCTCTCTTAGACCGTTGATAGTTTCTTCTAGGACTGGTTTGCCGTCCTCGCCTAGTTCAATCTTGTCTAGGTCAATAAACCTCATAAGGTCCTCGGAGTTGTAAGCTCCCACGTCCTTCAATGCCAAAGCTACCGCGTTAGTTTTCTTAACTTGTGCAAGGTTAGCTTCATTCTCAGTCTTGTAAGTGTCAAATTGAGCTTGTAAGTCCGCTAACTGTTGCTTAGCTTCTTCACTTGCTCCCTCTTTGGCTTTCAAGTCTTCGAGTGCTTGGCTTTGTTGCTCAAGTTGTTGTTTAAGGCTGTCGTTCTCAGCTTGTAGCTCAGACTTAGCTTGTGATTTAGCGTTCTCAATACCTGCCCCGTACGCTTGCATGATATTGTCAATCACACTTTTATCTGTGATACCAGCTTCAACCAACATGTCACGTTTTAAACTCATGCTTAAAACTCCTTTGTTTTACGTCCGGTGGACTGTATTCGCCCAGTTTTACGACTTTTGGCAGGTCGAAAGAAAAAACCGCATCAAATTGATACGGCTTTATTAGTAGTCTATTCCTACCAGTCAAGATGTTGGATCACCAGCTTTCTTTTTCTGTTGCTTTCGCAGCTCGATTTCTGCTTTAGCTTGGTTGAATGGGTCATCGTAATACCTCTCTCTCGAATAATCTCGATACAAGAATGGGTGTTGTCTCAGATAGTCCCTCATAGCTGCTTGCTGTTTCCTAACTTGCCCCTTATACTTGCTTATTAGCTCGTCATCCTCTAGCTTGTTAGCTACGTGAAGCATCTCTTTTGACTTTCTGATAGAGCGTTCTATAGCTCGCTGCTTAGCTTGAGCGTTAGCATTTTCTATAGCTTGCTCTGGCGTTAGGTCTTTTAGGTGTTCCGGTAAGTCTGGCTTATAGTTAGCGCCTACAACAAATGGTGTTATCTCATGGCGGCAGTTGATACCAAGACAACCGCCTGCGCTACCGAAACCATAATCGGATAGAGAATAGATGCGCTCACCTTTCTCCGTCCTAGCAGGGCCATGCGTAACTATTTGATGTTGTAACGGGGCGCACATTTCACGGGCCGTTGACTTCATCGAGTAATAGAATGTATCGATTCCGACTTCTTCAGCTGGTGCCATTCTAGCTTCACGATAGACCCGCCATGATGTTGAGCGAATAACCGTCCTAGCGTATGTGTCAGCTCTCCAACGTTTCCCTTGCTTGTCAGTGAAACCATAGAAACCCTTTTCTGCCCACTTCATAACCGTAGTAGATACGGCTTTGTTAGGGCCCATAACCCCAGTGACAACTTTGGCCACTGTTTCCTCGACTATGGACTGATAGACCTTTCTGACACTGACTGGCAGCGTTGTATTGATAAGGTTGTTGATATCTCCCATAGTCTGATTGACATAGTTAGCTAGGTTTATCTGGATAAGGTTGTTATCCACGAAATCACCACCACCCATAGAATCTAAAAGCTGGGTTTTAGTGTCTTTATATATCTGGTAGCCTTCATTTTGAATAACATAGCGTAACTGCTGCTCAGCTACCCCAGACCTCTCAGCGATAAGCTTGATATTTTCATCATTGAGCAAGCCCATTTCACTCATTTTCTCAATCTGCCAGATATAAGGGTTATCCTCAAGGCTAGCGCTGCCACGCTCTCTTATTCTGTCAACAACTTGGTCGAATAAGTCCATTGTCATTTGATGGTAGATGTCAGCGACACGGCTAGCGTCTAGCATTAGCTGCTGATCATTTAGCTTGATAGGCTTCTTATTCGCCATAGGTTATCACTCCCCGTATATCGACTTATCTTCTAGGCTTCTATCGTTGTTAGCATCTTCAATCGTGTTGCCGTTGATTTCTGCTTTGATTGCCTTGGCTTCCTCTGGTGTTACGTTAAGCACCTTCTCAATAGCCATTGTCTCAGTGCCAAAGCCTGCGTTAACTACCTTAATCCAGTAATCAAGCTCTGCGTTTCGGTCAGTGAATACACCGTCATCAAGGTTGACGCTGATAGCGTCCATATCTGGTATTGTGCCACTGTATAGACCGTAAGCCTTGGCAAGCTCTAGCATTGAAATGATTAGCTCTCTTAGTGATTGCTCGACCAGTGAAACAATGCTATTGCGCATTTGGTAGGTGTCTGAGTTCTCGCTGACAATCTCTGTCGCTGTCTTCATGCTCTTGCCGTCGAATGTAAACATGCCGGCTGACACTCCTAACTGCATTTCAAACAAGCTCAAGCCCTCATTGATAGCCTTGATATAGTCTTCTGCTCTGATAGGCGTTGTAAGGTCGGTAATCTTAACACCACCATCAATGTCGTTGCTCTCAAACTGTTCATAGACGTTCTGACCCACTTCAAATTGATGTCGAACGACAACCTTGCCGCCTTCTTCCGTGTAAATGGGCTTAATCAGTTGAGCAGGAACAGCAACACGACGCTGCCCCATTTTAACTTCCCACATAAACTGGTCATAAGTCTCATTTAGAAAATCAATCGTAGTCTTAGCATTATCAAAAATAGATAGACCAAGAGGGCTATTGATATCCTTGTTATTCATGCCGGGGGCTTTCAGATAGGTAAATAGTGGACGGCTTAAACCGTGCAATTCTACGGTTTCTTCTAGGTCCTCATAGACCTCTGATAGTGGCACCCTTTTCCCTACGATATTTTGATTGTCTGAACGGTATAGCTCGTTTGATACGGTATATTTGCCATTTTTAGCCCACTCATGCAGCTCGATAAGCGTGTAATAGATTACCTTCTTACCCTGGTTTTTAGTGGTCTTAGTAACGATAGCAGCACTTGATACATCTTGAGTGTTCGATTGCAGTGGCAGAAAGACCGGTGCTTGCACAAATGACACCCTGACTTGCTCACCGTCAATATAAGGACGCATTGCAAGACCACCGAGGGCCAGACATGACTCTAGGTAGCGCTCAAAGTTCTTTGTGAAGCGGTCATTATTAAGCTGCTCTTGAATAAACTTGTCAGCCGTTGCATCATCCACCTTGATTTCAGCTTGTTCGTTGAACACAAGGCTAGCAATCTTCTTTGAAGCGGTTCTTGCAATAGGCAAATGATTGAACGCCCTCTTTTGAGGTGTGCCGTTGCTGTCTGTGTACTTGATAAGCGGATATTTGCCGGCAAAGTATTTCAAACTCTCCCGAATGCGGTTATATTCAGCACTTGATACCGCTATTTTAGGGTGGTCTGTGATGTTAGTTAGACTTTCGGTTGTCATAACGTATTTACTCCTTGTGAATAGGTCTTTAATGGTCTGTACTATTCCCATTATTAGCTCCTTTAAGCTTTAAGATCTAACGCCCTAGCGTTGTCTAAAACGAAATATTTAAACGCATCGACGGTGTGGTCGTCCTCTTTGATAACTTTAGGGTCGTCTGTGTGTATCGTTTTTTCATCGTAGCGATACATCTTGTGTTCTTCGTAGAATATCTTGTTATTTGGTGTGTCAAGATAATAGAAGCGTCCCTCTGCCAATAGACTGGTAACCATGTCAATCATGGTCTGATTCTTCTTCTTAGCTACTGGATGCCAGCGCTCCCTATAGTCTTTGAAATACTGGTTTCGCAAAGCACCCTCTGCACTATCGATGGTCATTTTAAGTTTAGGCACTCGATACTGTTTCATAATCTTTTCGATGAAATCATGGATCATAACAGTCAATTCGCTAGGCGCCTTCTTGATTACCTGCCCCGCTGGACTGTAATAGAACGTGTCTAACAGAATCACATTACCTTTTGCAGTCAGACCAAAAGCACCGCAAGCCGTTGCTGATTGTTGGTGCCCCGTATCCATTGCGAACGATATCCCGATAAGCCTATCGTCTGTTGGCAAGCTGTCGATAGGGTGAAACGTACTCATGTTATACACTTGATTACCAAGCCCAACCGCTTCACCTAGATACAGATAACGATAATAGTCGTAATCATTCTGTTTAATGCGTTCGATATCTTCCAGCATTTGGTCAGTGACAAAGCCTAACTCATCATCAAGATAGGTGCTTGAGTGAGCTAAGTAGTTATCATTAGTCTTGATGTCCTCAAACCACTCGTTTATCCAACTATACGGATTTCTAGGCGGGTTGTAAGACCAAAAGAACTGCACAAACGGGGCTTTATCATGTTTCTGCCGCATGAAAGTGACATTAGACTGGTCGAAGTCCTCGGCGTCGTTAAACTCGGCCGCTTCCTCGTACCAAACAGCGATAATGTTCCCAATGTCATTTGATTTCAACTTTTGGAAGTCGTCTTGACCGTAGAAATAGAACGTTGAACCAGTACGTTTATGGACTATCTTAAACGGGCTTACAGTGGCCCTAAACTGATTGTCCAGACCAAACAGGCTGATGGCCCATTGAACCTTGTTAAACACACTGTCACGGATTGTATTAGCTACTTTCCGAATAACTACCACGTTAGCTTTTTCACCTTGTATGATGTATTTAATCATCATATAGACAAGTTTCAACACAATAACCGAGGATTTGAAAGAGTTACGACCTCCTTTTAAGACGTTGTAAGGTTTTCGAGACTGCCAAACCGATTTGAAATGCGGGTTTACGTTCTTTTGAATGTCAATCGTTACCATCTGGGATATCCTCCCATGCGTTGACAATATTGAGGTTCATTGTGCCTTCGACACCACTATCAAGCTGCTCTCTTAGCTTTCTAATCTCAAGTTCCAATTTCTCGGACTGTTTAGCCGTTGGATAGCGTTTCAAGATTTCAACAATCGCCTTGATAACTGTGTTGTTGTCAGCCTTTTTCATCAGCCTTTCAACTTCACCAGTCAGCGGATTCATCATGAGAACTTCTTCATCCCGCTTTCCTCTAGCAATGTCAGATAGAATGGACAAGGCTTCTTTGGCATCCATGATATTTGCATCGTGCATCTTCTCGATTTCGGCAGCGATAAAGCTTTTTATTTCAGCTTTTTTCAGCAATTTCTCAGCTTGTGCACCAGATGTTTTCGGGCTATACCCAGCATTAATCGCTGCTTGTGTGCCATTCCCTAGTTTGATATACTCACTAGCAAATAATTTTTGTCGTTGATTTAGCCCAATATGTCCACCTCCTTCGTTGCTAGATTTTTGTGCATAAAAAAGACAACCCACAAAATGAGTTGTCTCCGTTTTTCTTCGATAATACAATAATACCACTTTAAACACTTGTAAGATACCGTGCTTTATCCGTCAAAATAACGAAATATCAACATTCTACGACTAATTGACCATTTCGATACAATTCTGCAAAAGCTAGGATAGCATTATTTAGCAGTTCTTGAAAAGCCGTGCGTTCAAATCCGATTGCTTGGGCGATTTGCCAGTTTGGCTTGGGTGGATAGGCTAGATATTTCTCTATCAGTATTCTGCGATAGTCTGGACGATATAGCCTGCTAACTGCTTGTTCTATGGCTTCTAGCTCGTTCAGTGCATCAACTCGCCTAACAGCAATATTTTCCACTGGTCTACTCACTCCGCTACCGCCTCTTGGCATGATTGTGAATTCCTGTGTTATTTTCTGCTCAGCTCCGTCGTGTGCAATCTCTCGCCATCGTGGGTATTCTCGAAGTTTGCGCTTGCAACGTTTGATTGTTGCTTTTTCATCAATTTCCGGCAATAGCATTGTTCTGCCCTTTCTGGTATAATAGTAGTGTTGACTTTCAAAGAGGCCGGCCATTGTGTCGGTCTTTTTTATTTTGGCCCAAGAAACGTTAAGAGATTTTATTGAAAAGATAGAATACGTATTTATTCTTGGGGTGTTTCTCAAGCCTTTTATCACCTCCTTCCTAGCCATCGACACCAGCAAGGTCTTTGGCTTTTTTTGTAATGCAAGATATCAATAAGAAAGAGGCTTTTTCACATCCTTTTTTCTTAAAATTTGCTGGGTTTGTTTGAGCAAGGTCTGTCAGCTTGCTCGGTGTCGAAAAAGTGTCCAAGCCACTAAAAGTTAGTGTTTGACAGACTAATGACTGGCAAGAGGAATCGAACCTCTTATACAACCATTCCAGCCTAGATATAGTGAAATCATTATCGGGGATATTCCCCTTTCGTTTTTGAAATAATACAAGAATTAAGTCGGATGAATTATGGAGATTTCTGACCTATATCTATTTGCAGGCATAAAGCCTTGAATAATCACGCCACCAGTAATGCGCTTTAGATTTGTGAACGAAATAAAAAAGGATTCCTCGATTCTAATTGTTTATTTACTGGATTTTGATGCATCCACGACCAGTCACGCTTCTGCTGATTTGAATGAAAAAAATAAAGGATTCCTCTTTTCCGTATATAGATTGACTGGTAATAGCTAGCAAGGGAGTCGAACCCTCATAGACCGTTCTAGCTACACGCCTAGAGCATAGGCTGTATATAAAGCTTTTCTAACCGTGGTCTTCTCACGACCTACCTTGCCTTTGTTACGATATTTAAGAATGATGCGATCAACTTCATCATCCAACCTCTCGCTCCACTCGTAGTTATTGAAAACAAAATCAACAATTTCGCTGAATAGCTCTCTCGAAAGTAGCCCTTCCATTTGAATTGCTTTCAAAGGCGTTAGGGCGGCTTTCTCCGCATAGCAACAATTAAGGGCGTTTTGGGTTTTGTTAGCACTTTTTTGGTTGCACCCTTTAACCTCTCTGATATAGCTATTTAGGTTGTTAGGGTGTTCCTTGCGCAGTGCTTCCACTTCTTCACGGAACCGCTTGAAAAGGTGTTCTGGCAGTCCTGCGTTGGTTTTCTCCAACACTGGGCGCGTGGTTTTACCTCTTGTGTAATTAGTAGACAGATAATCTTGGAGGTCGTCGAATAGTTCATCAGAAATGATGCCTTCTAACCTGTCGACTGTTGCTGGCGATATCCTCGCACGCTCAACGACTGCACTATTAAACGCTTGATATATGATGCGAGCTTGTGCTTCACTGCACTGTTTGCCATCTTGAAAGAACTGCTTATAAGAGCCTTTTTTGTGCGTCTCTCTTAGCGCTGCATGTTCATCGACCAACCGCTGATATAATTCTGGTGTTAGTCCTGAATATTTGTATCTCACGCTCATGAGCTTACCTCTGCCAATTCTGGGTGTTCCCATATATTTCCGATAATTTTCCTTGAGCTGGCAATATTGCATAAACGTTCGAAGTTGTTATATTCTACCAAATAACTAACGAACATCCCTAAACTTACTCTAAATTCAATTACGCCAGTGAGGAATCCGTCTGTCGAGTCAATAATATCCCCTTCGAAGATTTCTTTGCCATTTTTATCCGTCAGTCCAGTCGATTGCATGAGAACGTAATTTTTTAAGTCCTCTTTTACAACATTTCCATTTTTGTAAGTTGCTTTGATAATTTGTTCTTCGAAAACCAGTGCGTCAACTTGCACCATCTCCTTAAACTCTTTATCCCATGCTCTATATCTTGGTATCATTGTCCTCTCCCTCTTAAATAGCTGGGAATATCATCCCCAACCTGCACACTGTCATATTGTTCCTTGCTGACAAGGAATTTACCATACGCCCCACAATCGAGCGTGTAGAGTTTTCCAACCATTCCCTTGCCGGTAATCTTACCGTGCAATACAGTGGCATTGTCAGCCTTATGCACCACGATAGCTTCTACTGGGCGATTGACCACTCGTTTAACAGTAGTCACGTTAATGGCTAGGGATACCACTAACAGAATTGTGGCTACGCTTAGGTCTCTATAAGTCGTCTTCTTTGACAAACGTTCCATTTATCATCTTTCCTTTCCGGTTTTTGATCTCTTCATACGCAACACCAAGACATTCAGTCACATCAAGGTCTAACTGGTGAGCTAGTACGATGATTGTTACCAATGTGTCACCAATAGCGTCCTTAAGCGCTGCTTGCGGTTCCGTGAATTTGGTCGGTTTCAAGAGTACATCTCGAATCTCTCCGACTTCCTCTGTGATACGCATCCACTGAATCTTAGGGTCTGCTTGCTTAAGGTTGCGATCATCGGCCCATTGGTTAATTGCAGCAATTAGTTCTTCCGTTTACCTTGCTCCTCCCGTAAAATTATTAATCTTATTTTGCAATCCTGTATCAATCAATTTATGTCTATAATCTAACAACGGATTCATTAAATCGTTCATTAATGCAGGTTTTAAAATAATTTCATCCACTTCCGAAAATCTTTCATCTCTGATGTTTATTTTTAAACCATAGCCGTTCGCAATATATTCGAGGTCGTTTTTAGACAAAGAAATCTCAAACACGCCCATCTACTCCACCTCCTCGATTTCAATTCCCTCGCAGTCGAATACCCAGCCAAAGCCGTTTGATTCTAGCTCTTTGCGGGTATGTTCGGATCTAAAACTTCCATGTTGTTCCCTTGTTCCAAAAAACCAGTTTTGATTGTTTAAACTTCGATTAAGAAGGGTAGAGTATTCACTTACTCCTTTAACCCTAACTCTATACTTCGTCTCTTTCTCAACCTCGTAGCCAAACTGGTGCATGTTGACGAGGGTTGTGATTGCGCTGTTGCTATCGCAAGGAAACATCCACGATTTAAAATCGTTCCATTGGCCATCGTCCCAATTAGTGAGATATTCCCAAATTTCCCTGTTCAAATTTCCCTTATGTCCCTCATACCAATCCGCAACATACTGCGGTACGGCCGGTTTTTCAAACAGCGAATCATATAAATCCTCTGCACGGGACATTGATAAGCGCCCCTCTATCGCCAGTTTATTAACTGCTTCGTCTTTTGTCATTCTACTTTCTCCCTTAATCAACATTTTTAAGTTTTGCAGGCACCCACATTTTAGGGTTGTAATTGATCTCATATTTGTATTTTGAAACATTCGGTACTTCAACATCTTCTACTACATAAGAGACATTATCTGACAAACCGATAATATGTTTTTGATATTTGTTCTTACCATTTTCTACAACAATTTCAAGTTGTTTATCATGAGTATCAGCCTTGATGGACATCCTACCGCTCATTTGGAACATTACGTCATTTGTAATAGCATCAATAACCGTTACTTTTCGAACAACATTAAAGTTATCCGACTCCATAGATAAATTTTCAGATACTCTATTTGCCTCTGAGCAACCAGTTAAAAATAATAAACCACTTACAGCAATAATTGCCATTTTACTTAATTTGTTCATGCTTCCACCTCTTCCATTTCCACTGTGTACATACGTGAGTTTCTATATTTAACACCTCTTAGGCGGTGCAATTCATTGATAGCGTCGTTCTTGTTATTAAAGATATGCTCACTATCTGGCATGTTGTCGTAATATACGATAACTTTATATTTCATATAGCTCCACCATCCTTTCTAATAGTTCCTTGTCCGGCAACTGCTCCAGTGTTAATATGCGGTTTAGCTTTTTGGTATTAATACCTAGCTTCGCACTGATTAAATCCATATCCTTGCGGTTCTCCCAGAACCATCTTGAGAATTCTTGCGTCTGACCTAATACGCTTGTGTGGTCGTAATTCCCTGGAGCATATACACCGACTAGCTTGTCTTTATATCTGCTATTCATCCGAGCTCCTTGATTTCTAATTCAATGCGTGGGTTAGGACTGTACTTCTTGCGAGCTATTAAACCACAAACAATACTGTCATCCGTCCAAACAATACCTTTCTTATCCACTTTGTTGTAACCAGCATTTGAAATGCTGTCAAAGAGTGCTTTTACCAGATTGTCAACGTCGGGTTTTTTAGCATGCCAAAGTCTTTCAGCTGTGAATTTCTTGAATCTGTCCCACGTTTTAGCTCTAGCCTTTGGCGTAGGCTTTTTTGATACGTTCAGCGGGGCTTTCATGTAGAAAGTGACATCAACCATAATCGGGCCGTCAAAAAATTGTCCGTCGTATTCTTGCTCGATGAGTTGTGAGCATTGACGTCTCCACGCTTTCATTTTTGGGTCTTCATAAGTGCCAAACTTGCTGAATCTAGGCCTTGTTTGCGGTTTTGGTTCGATATTTAAAGTCATTTTCATGCTTCAACCTCAGAACGGCAAATCAGCATCACTGATGTCCATAGGGTTTGAGTTCCCGTAAGGCCCGCTTTCTCTTGCAAAGTTTGGCCCTTGCTGTTGCGGTGCTTGTTGACCATAAGGCCCTGCATAGCCGTTGCCATTGCCAAACGCTCCCGATGTGTTGCCTTGATTTGCATTGCCACCTTCACGAGCTGCACGGCTCTCTAGCATTTGGAAGTTCTCAGCGACTACCTCGGTGACATACACTCTTTGGCCTTGCTGATTCCCATAGCTACGAGTCTGAATGCGTCCAGTGATACCAATCAACGCCCCTTTTTTAGCCCAGTTAGCCAAATTCTCGGCTTGCTGACGCCAGATAACGCAGTTGATAAAGTCTGTTTCACGCTCACCATTAGCATCTTTGAAGTTGCGGTTGACGGCTAGGCTAAACGACGCTACTGCGACATTGTTGCCCGTGTATTTAAGTTCTGGGTCACGGGTTAAGCGCCCAACAAGACAAACTGAATTAATCATTGATTTTCTCCTAGAATTTCATAATTTACGAAGTTATCATCAAGCAATTTAGCGAATTGATGCCATTGATTCTCGCCGCCGTGGAATGTAAGAGTAAGATTGACCTTGTAAGGTTCAGTAGGCTTGCTAGGCGCTTCCTCGACTGGTTTAGTGTCTTCGATTACCTCACCAGTTTCAGCATTTACCGCTTTGATTTCCTCGTTTGCTGACTGTTGGGCCATTGCTTCAATTTCTGCCAAGCGTGCCGCTTCTGCTTTCGCTTTGGCTTCTGCTTGCTGCTTACGCTCAATAGCTGCATCGCGGTCCTTTTTCATTTGTTTGAGGATTTCAACTAGAGGTGTGTCATTCTGCAACGCTCTAGTGTATGGTTTAACCGGTAACTCATAGTCAAGGGCTTGTTCCTCAATCATGGCAATATTAGCCTTGTATTCCTCAAGTCGGTCATACTCAGCCAAAACAAGGGCGTCGATTTCTTCGACAGTCTCTTTTTTGAGCTTCATTTTCTTGTTGATAAACCATTTTTTCAAAGAATAGCCATCGTACTTGTCCTTGAATGTGTCTTTGTCAAGCCCTGCAAGTTCGCACTTTTCTTCAAAGACTGATCTAACATGGTCAACTCGGAGCAATCTATGGTGTTCGTCAATCTCGTCTCGTTTGCTACCTAGTGTTTCCAAGAGTGTTTCCAAAGGCCCTTTTGATTTTTTGAAATTAGCTTCAAACTCGGTCAGTGGGTTTTTGTAGATTTTTGCGATATCTTTGCGTTTAGTTTCAAGTTTGGTCAATAAGCTATTGAAACGTCTAAACTCCTTCTTAATGTCGTCATATTCAAGCTGGTCCAGTTGCTCGTCTGATAGCTCGCTAACTGCTGCTTGAATAGCTGCATCGAATTTGTCGAAGTCAAAGTTAATCTGCCCCGGTGTATAGACCGGTTCGATTGTCTCAAGAAAATTGTTTGTTACGTCCTTCATGTTTTATCCCTTTCGGTTGTTGATTTGCGTTTGAATGTCGTTAGATACCACGTTGAAGCCTGCTACTAGCAATTCGTGGAAATCGTTGAGCTTGTACTTCTTCAAGTAGTAATTAGCTACTGTTTCAGTTGCTTGGCCAGTGATTAGAGCTAACTCATTGACTTGTTGCATGATTGCGTCATGTTGCTCATTGCTGATGAAGTTAGGTTGTTGATCGCTTCTTGACTCGTAGTGTGCTTGTTGCGGTTGCTGATTTCGATGCGGTTGAGGATTGTGAGGTTGGTTTTGTTGTAAGCTGTCCTCTGACATTTCAAATTGGTCCACATCTTGGTCACCAATCGCAAACAATGATTGTAAGGCATACTTCCCAGCGTATGATTGCACCGCTCCTGTCCACTGTGGCTCGGTCATTTGTTTTAGATCACCGTTGCGAGTTTTCAAAATTGGCACCGGAGACAACTCAGCAAACGCCACAGATTGCACGCTTGAACCTTTCTTGAAAGCCGTAGCAGTGGCTTTGATATAGGTTTTGTCCATAACTACAACTAAGTCATAGTCAACAACGACACCCCAATTGGATTTCAAACTCTTGAATGTGTTGTAAATATCCTCAGCACTCCTTGAAGCGTACTTGGCATTTCGTTCTTGCTTTTTTTCGAGCTGCATCCGTTGTTGCAACTCTGTAAATGTCATTTCTTCCATGTCATATCCTTTTTTAAATACCCCTAATTCTCAAATTTTGGGGGTTATTTGCCGTTTTCTGCCCTTCGACTTTTTTAGATTCCAAAGCTCCCGTTTGAGCTTGTTGTTCTCTTGAGACAGCGACAAGATTCTGTCTTGCTGACTATTGATAATCTCGCCCATCTCTCGACCTAAATTCATGTATTTGTTCCGCCAACGGCTATCGACCTCATAAGTTTCTTGTTCCATGTTTAATGCCTACCCTCCCACCGCTGCTTAATTATTTAATTAATTATTTTTTTCAAAAATGCTTTGATTTCGTCTCTCGTAACTTCATTACGCTCTGTGCGTTCAAAGTCCGAACCGTCAAGTTTAGTTACGTTGTATTCAGCTTCTACGATAAGCACTTCGCAGCCAAACACTTCAGCAAGCTTGTCGAGCTCGTTTTTTTGTTCTTCGTATGGCTCAAGCGGCAAGAATAGCGCCTTTCCCAAACGGTCAGTAAACACTGCTGTAAACACTAGACTTCCTTTGTCCTTGTAACTTTCAAGGAATCCATCTTTTTCAGCGCTGTAAAATACGACTTGTTTATTGTTTTCTTTCATGACTATTCTTCCTCACCTTCGTTAAACTTCTTAAAGCTCAATGTCAAACTTGCGATACCTGCTGCGATAACCACAAGACCAAGAGTTGACATGATGCCTTCTTTTTCACCAGTATTTGGCAAGACACCACCGTAAACGGCTGTTTTAGGTGTCTCTTTGTTTGCTGGTGCGAAGTTGTAAGATACTGTGGCAGATTGTGCCACTTTGTTATCTACGGGCTTGTTAGGCACTTCTTTTGGTGTGCTAGGTTTTTCTGGTGTTGGTTCCTCTGGAATTTCCAACTCTGGCAAGTCCAAGATAGGGGCATCGTTTGGCACTACTCCACCGTCAAACTCTGGTTTTTCGTGTACTTCTGGAATACCAGGGATGCCACCATTAAATTCCGGCTTCTCATGCACTTCTGGGATGCCCGGAATACCCCCTTGGAATTCTGGAATTTCCACTGTAGGAGGGTCGAGCGGAACGATACCACCGTTAAACTCTGGCGTTTCGTCTGTTGGTGTTTCAACTGGTGTAGCTGAAACATTTTCGTATTTGTCGACTTTTACAGTAGGTGCTACTGGTTCTTCGATAGTTGGTGCTACTGGTTCAACTGGTTTGATTGGGAGTGTTGACACTGGAATTGTTGAGTTGATAGCGAACCACTGCCAAACACGGCCATCATTCCCGAAGTGGAAGCTCATTTTTCCGTCTTTGGTAAGCCCAACGATACAGCCCTTATAAAAGTTGGGGCTGTCGAAGTTGTCCCACTCACCGATAACACTTTCATCATTTGAGCTATCAGCGTATGCTTTATTTCCTTCGTGGTTTACGATTGTTGACCCGTTGATTGTGATAAACCCTGCTTCATTTGAAACATATTCAATCTTGTCAGCATAAAGCTCACCTTTACCACGGTTCAAAGAGTTAAAGCCAAACAGTGCATCTTTTGTGAGTGCGATTAGCTTCTTGTTTCCGTCATAAAAACGGACGTTAGTAGCTACGTCAATAGCTTTGCTGAAATTCATAAGACCGATTGTAATCGTCGGGTCATTGTATAAAATCGCATACGTGTCAACGTCTGGTGTGTAGTCGTATTCTACGGCAGCAATCTTTTGACCATTGTAGGTGCTGTTTTCAAGTCCTTCATAGCGTACTGTTGTAGTCTCCCCAGCTTTTAGGGCTACATAAGTACCACCGTTGATAAACTCGCTGTCTGGATTGAGGACAGTGTTAACCAAGTAGTCTTTATCTCCCACTTCCGCAGCTTTGGCAGCATCTTGCACTTCTTTTTCTTCAACCACGTTGCCTTTTACGACTTCATGAGTTGCGTTTGGTTCGCTGGCGTTTTTGTATACCAAACCTTGCTCAGCTACTTCTGAAAGATTACCTTCTTTCTTGGTGTTTTCTTCTGCTTCTGCCATGTTTTTCTCGTAAGCTGCTTTGTCTTCAACGTATTTAGCTTTGTCAGATTCATATTTAGCATGAGCGTCTGCATAAGCTTGTTTGTCTGCGTTGTATTGGCTAACTACCGAATTTATTTCGTTAGATTTTTCGTTCATTGCTGCTTGTGCCTGATCTTGAGTAAGGTTGTTAACTGTATTACCAGTTTCGACATTTACACCGGCAGCCTTAGCATTATCAACTGCTGCCGTAAGCTGTTCAGTTTGTTGGATTGGTGTCACTGTGATTTTTCCAGCTACTTCTGTGTAAACGTTGCTAGTCGCTGGTGCTTCGTCAGCGTGGACCACTGCCCCGCCAAGAAATGCTGTAGCGATTGCCACTCCGGCTAGCGTTGTAATTTTAGATGTTTTCATGGTATAATCTCCTTATAGATGTTTTTATTAAGCACGGGCCCTTACCCGTGTTTTTTTAGCGCCTTCAACGTGCACCCATCGCCCCACCGTGTCATGTTTTTCAATGTTTTATTAGACTTTTTGGGGAAGATAGGAAAAAGATTAATTTAGTAAAGATTTTTGGGGAAAAATTAGTATAAGTTACACTCCACGATGAGGCCGTGGCTGCACGTTGAATGAATGACGTTATTTTGTGTATTTGTTTTTGAGCCGCTCGCTCTTTTCCTCTGGTGTTTCCACCCATTCAAAGAATGGCTCTTGCTGTTTGGGCTTTTTGGAAAATAGTTTTCTTAGTAGTTTCATGACATCACCCGATTACTTGGTCTTCTGGTAGCCCATGAGTAAGGTTGTATTCACGCATTTGAACATCCCACATTGGCCGGTTGTGGATTACGAATGTTTCCACTTCTTCGTTTTGCTTGTTTGACCAAATCCAGCTAATTAGTTTTTTCATGATGTTATTTCCTTTCTTTTTAAAACACATGGACACCACGCTCAGCCCATTTATCACGTAGGTTGCTTTGAGCGTCTCCGTTATATCCGCAGATATGGAACGCCAAGCCAAAGTTTTCTTTACTATGGCGTTTATTGATAAGATCTTCTTTGTAAGCCTCTGCAAATGCTTTGACTTCGTCCAAATCTTCACCGCATGGGTAGAACAACCAGCCATCATCCACTACTACGTGCCAGTTGTTCCCAAGAACTGTCTGGATTTTTTTATATTCAAATTTAGCCATTTTGTTTACCTCTCTTATTCTTATAACTATGATTACTGTATTGTTATCAGTTAGTAGTTATTATTCCTTGGTGTGCGGCAGCACCATATTGTTATTAGTTGGTGCGTGATAACGCCATATTATTATTACTTAGTCTTTATTATTTATTAGTTATTATTAGTGTCGGGTTCTTCAACTTTTGAACTTTTCAACTTTTGAACTTTTCAACTTTTGAACTTTTCAACTTACGTAAAGTCAGTAAGTTGTAATTTAGTTATCCACAACTTCTGTTGATAACTCTTTTTCAATCCGACTAACCCAATAACTCCAATAACTATCTGTAATCGGTATATCTTGGACAAGTGGATAGGTCTGAACACCTTTCCCACGTCCCAAGCTCTTTCGATAGATACGGATATAACCAGCATCTTTTAATTCTTCAAAGGCTGTCCGGTGTGCGTCCCTCCCGTTTTTTGAACGCTTGGAAAGCTCATCAATGTAAGGCCTCCAATCGTCTTTGTTAGACATTAGCACCAACAACAAGCCTTTAGCTTGTAAGCTCAGCTCAGCGTTTTGGGCTGAGTGATTATTCATTCGAGTATAGTTACTGTCGGTGTTTCGTTGGATATACTTCATATCCCATGACCTATGCTCCTTTCTGGTAGATGCTTGCCACGATATCGTAGTAGCTATGCCCTGCTGGTATCGTGTACTTGGTTAAATCTTCAATTTTAGAACCGTCTGCCATAATGTTGATTATGGTTGGTTCCCATTTTTTTCGTTTCATGATATAATTACCTTGATTTCAATATCTTAGGGTCTGACTCTGGCAGGGGTCAGCCTTTTTTGTTGTCTTGACGACACTAGAGAACTAGCGAGGACTTTCGATTCTATTTATTTTTAGGAGTTCTTATAAAATCAAATCATCTAATGGTATTGCTTACGTTTTCAACAGATATGCCCCGCTAGCTCACTAGTGCCGTCAAGGTGTCTCGCCTTCTAATTACGCTTCAAACAAACTTCCTTGATGGTTGGCAGTGAAAATCTCGTTTTTTAGCTCTTGGTCGCTCAACCCCCAATTTTCGATAAAGATAACAGCGTTCTTAAATTCTTTAGCAGGAATTTCTTTGCGTCTCACACCGAAACGATCAATGATTCCTTGGTTGATAGCGTGATATGCTTTACCTCGAATATGATTGTCACGGTAAGCTTTGCTTTTCTTGCCTTCTAGCAATCCAACAATTTTGCGGTTAACAAGGTTAGTCAATTTAATTTCTTGTGCAGCGTTCACTCTCATGTTGTCTTCTAGGTTAGCGATACGCTCCTCATGGTTTTCAAGTGCATCTAGCATATTTCTGGTAACTGCTAGGTGTGACACTTGTCTTGCGTGGTCTTTGCTTTGACCGATAATGTCGTACGTCATAAGATTTCTCCTTCAATTACATCGTCTTGTTCCAGTATCTCCGAAACGTTACGACTGAGACTGTTAAGCATAGTTAAGAATGTTTCGAGCTCAGTTCTAACTTTCGGATTGTTTAACGCTGGTTTGATATCCAAAAACGCTACGCCGCCAAAGTTAGCAAGGAATTTGTTTCCTTTTTCCAAAAAGTTGATAGTGTGACGGTAGGCAGATACTTGCTTTTGGTAACTGTCTAATTGCCCTTGCGACTGTTCAATGGCTCTTGTCAATTCGTCGTATTTAGCTGACTTTTCGTCAACCTCTTGGCGTTTATTCATCAGCTCTTTGAGTTGTGATTCAATGAATTGTACTCGCTCGTTAGCTGATTTTTCGCTATCTGAAAGCTCTTTGTTTTTTGCTAGTAGCTGTTTGTTTAGCTCTTGTGTAGCCTTGTAATCGTCTGGGATGACTTCCTTTTCGATTACCTTTTCAATCGGTTTGACTGCTTTGGCACGTTCCAACTCACCCTTGACCGCTTCTAGTGCTTGGTCTTTGAGTTTGAGTTTTTTTCTCACTTCTTCTAACTCTCTAGCTGTTGGTGTCTCGCCTTGCTCAATCTTTTGGATTTGCTCTTGCTTTTCTTCCTCTGGGAGTGTAGCCAACAGATAAAGAGCTCTGTTTCCTAAATTAGACCAAGTGGTCGAATTTGGAAGCTCTTTGACGATTTTCATCATCCTATTTGCTTCGCGGTGGTTTATACCAACCTTGTTGAGCCATTCTCCGAATTGCCCGTGTGCTAGGTCGTTTTCTTTAACGTGATTCAACCGTCTTCCTATTTCCCAGATTGATTGCCCAGCTATTTGCTTATGGTGGGTTATCTCTAATTCAATTTGAGAAAGGTTGTTAGACAATGATACTTCGTTCATCTAGCGTAACCTCTTTCTTAATTCTTTACTTGAATTAAATTCAAGTTTTACTGTAAAAAAATATCAAATACCGTACAAATCGGATGCTCGAACGTGGTATTTATTACAGATAGTTACCATTTTCTTAGGAGAAATAGAAAGCGCATTTTTTTCCCAAGCGCTAACCGTTTGAGCTGTCGTACCAATGCTTTTAGCGAATTGGGCTTGTGTCAGATTATGACGGGCTCGAAGTTCTTTGATTGTAATCTTTGGAACTGTTTTTGTCATTTTGTTCCTCCTCTCTAACTAACTTACAAACGTATTATAACTTGAATTAAATTCAATGTCAACAGTTTTGTTGATTTTTTTTCAAGTTTTTTTAAGTTTTTTATAAATCAACTTGAAAATTAGGAAAGTCTACTATATAATGTTAATATAAACAGCAAGGAGAAAGATATGGATTTGAATAAGCAAAGAGGAAGCAGAATTGAAAGTTTAAGAGCTAGTAAGGGTATTAGTCAACTTGAATTGGCGAAAATGTTAGGGTATAAGTCTGACTCAACTATTTCAAAGTGGGAAAGCGGTGCTAGCATTCCAACGGGAACAAAGATTGTAAAATTAGCTCAAGCTTTAGGGACTTCAACAGACTACATTCTTT